ATATGTTATGACTAAATACGTGCGGCTCAACAATGTCGGAGCTGCTTGGATTAAGTCAACCAGAGAAAAATACGGCCTGACGACCACTCAGGCCGCTGAAATGTGCTGTGTAAGCACGCAAACATGGCGACGTTGGGAGAATGGCTCTTATCCCATGAATCCATGCATCTTCCATTACTGGTTGTCGGTCTTGGAGAAGCGGGTTTTACCTCGCAGCGGCCTTGAAGGCAAACGTTGGCAAGGTTGGTACTTCGACGAAGGCAAGTTGGTCACGCCATTAGGTCATCGGTTAGGCGCAGCACAAATCGAAGATCAACAAAACCAAATCAACCAAACACGTGCAGTCTATCGTCAGGCACACAAAGTTCGCGAGCATGCCAAAAGTGGATTACATGAAGCAGGTGAATCATGGTTCGGTTGGCAGTTTAAAGGTGGCTTCCTTGTGAGTCCGGATGAACGCAAAATCGCAGCAGACGAACTCTATGTCATGATGGTCGGTTATGATGCAATGACATACGCTAAAGCCTACAAAAAACCACCAATAGACACGGCCAAAGCCACCGTACTAAACCTAGAGACAAAATGTTCCTAGTGCGCATTATGTGGCGCGGCATTATGTTGAGGGGCAGTCGTCAGTACCATTGCGCCAGCACTGACGGCCTCACTTGCAGCAGAACGTGGGCAGCTTGCTGAATCGTTCTGCAAGAGTGAGCCCGTAACATAATGGCGTATAATACGCATTAAGGCGGTATGTCATTTCGGTATGTCAAAAATGACATAATTCGATTTATTCTGATTCCAGCCGTCCGCCGCAGTCATCAGCTTCGCTGATGCGAGGAGACGGAATTTCTACAGGTTCTATTGAGACAGCGGCCGCTGTGAGCTTAATTGTCTCACCTCTATACTGCGACAGCGGCAGGTGAGAACATAAGCGACGTAGCGTGCGGAGTCGCGTTGTTAGAGCCTGTCCGCTGTGGTAGACCCCCGTCTAGTATTACGGGGGTAAATCCCACAGAGCCTGTGACACTCACCTTGTATTCGCAAGCGTAGCGCGCCAGTGTTTGAGCGCTAGCGAGTCTTGCTAAGCACCATGATTTAAGATGCTCTTGGTAGAATGTCTTATCAGCATACTTTCTAAAACCATGCTTATTGCTTTTTGCTCTTCTTCATCTAACTGTTGGATTTTTTTTAACCTGAGCATAAGCTCTTGATTTTCATCTGTGGCCCATCTTCCGCATAGTTCATCAATTGAGATCTCCAGAGCATCTGCGATCTTCACAAGGTTTTCCATTGTAGGCAAACCTTCCCCAGATTCGTATTTTTTGTACGATGTTAGACTAATTCCAATTTCATCAGCCATTTGTGCCTGAGTCTTATTAATTGCCTTTCTTTGGTTGGCTAGCCTTTCTTTTATCTTCATAACAATCCCCTTTAGCTTGATTTATTTCTATTGTAAGGCTGTTTTTTTGTACATTAGTCTTGAAAGTGCGCATTGGTTGCTGTATTTTAGCTCTAAAGGTTATCTTGACAGGTTTTTGAAGGCTAATGAAAAAGCAGATTTTCACTCTTGACGAATTACAACTCGATACAAACGCTTCTCCGTTTGTTTTTGTCGATTATCTTGCTTGGTCGGTTCCTTATGCTTCATTCCGTCACGCGCATAAGTCCGATTTGTCCTCGCTTATCTGGGCGCCTCTTCCTAAGCCCGATTACCGTATGGCTCGCACCCCTGAGCAAAAAGAGAAGTTAATCGAGCTTTATAAGCAGAAGTGGAACGTTGCCATGATGGAACGCTTGGAGGTGTTTTGCCTTCATGTTCTTGGTCTTCGTATGTCGCCTTGGCGCGATAAGGGGCTTTATGGGTATGAAAACTCATGCCATTTGATGTCGAAGTACTCCAATAAACACGTGGGCTTTGTTGCGCTAGGGGGAAACCGTAATACCTGTTACTTCCAAATTGAGGGAGTAGGGTGTCGAACCGTGTTAGAGCACACCTCTTTATTCCGTCTTCATTGGTGGCTCGATTTATTAGGTTGCTCTCGTCTGTCTCGTATTGATTTGGCCGTTGATGACTTTCACGGTTTATTTGGCCGTGAGTACGCCAAAAAAGCCTATTCCGATGATGCCTTTCGCACCGCTAGAGCGGGACGTGCTCCTAACGGTGGTGAGCGATTAGTCTCTGAGCCTAATGGCAAAATCATCAATGAATCTTTCGAGGTAGGCTCTCGTGAATCTCGCATTTACTGGCGTATCTACAACAAGGCTGCTCAGCTTGGTTTAGATATGCACTGGTTTCGTAATGAGGTCGAGCTTAAAGACATGCCTATCGACGTTCTGCTCAATATCGAGGGGTATTTTGCAGGTTTGTGCGCGTACTCGGCCTCAATTATCAATTCCTTGCCTGTCAAGGTGGTCACAAAAAAGCGTCAAGTGGCGCTTGATATCCACTCACGCATTAAGTGGGCTCGTCGCCAGGTTGGTAAGACTTTGTTTGATATTTCAAAGCATTTTGGTGGTGATTTGGAAAGGGTGTTTGGGGCGTTGATTTCTAAGGAAATTCACGACGATTCACTCAACCTTCCAGATTCTTATATGAAGTTAATTGATGAAATTATGGGTGATTAATATGAAATCTCGTTTTGTTGTTTTTGGTGCCTCTCATTCTGAAGGGGTGAGTAAGACTGGTGCTCCTTACCTTATCCCAGTACTTTTTGTTGGTAAGCCGATTCGCCAGTGGAAAAACGATAAAGGCCAATGTTTGACGTTTGGCTTGCAGCATCAGGAAGTGAAGTTTGTATCCAGTGACGCGATGACCAGAAAACTCGAACAGACCGCCTTTCCGGTTCTTGTCACGTTTGACAATGAGCCAGACCCAGAAGACCCATCACGCAACCTCGTGATTGATTATCAAGTGGTGTGTTCCTTGTTTGACAACGTGCCGGGCGGCAAGCCATTGGATAAACCTCAACCCATTAAATCTTGATGGACTTAACCCATTATGTCTGGAACGAGGCGCTCTATTTCGCGGTGGTCAAGGCCGTTCTCGTTCTGTTCTTTACATCCTTTGGGATTGGCGCGGTTGCTAGTCTCATTTTATCCACGGTAAAGGAGAAGCTACATGTTTAGCTCACTGAAAAACAAACTTAATACCTTTAAAAGCACGCTTTCACTCGGGGTTTTCTTGCTGTTTTCCGCATTTGCTAACCAAGCACTCGCGGCTGCTGATGCGGGTTTGGTCACGGAAGTCACCAAAACACTGGGCACCAGTAAAGATACGGTGATTGCGCTTGGGCCGCTCATCATGGGCGTGGTGGGGGCAATTGTTCTGATTGTTACCGTGATTGGCTTAATTCGTAAGGCTAAATAGTGCTTGAGTTGTGGCTGGGTCTCTTTGGCTCAGCGGTCATCATTATCGGCTTTGTGTCGGGCTTATATTTGGTTTAAGGGAGGAGGGCGAGCGTTCGCCCTTTTTTATGCGCTATTTTCTACTGTTTTTGACATTGCTCTTTCTTTCTCCATCGGTAACGGCTTCCGCCATCAATTGTGATCCTAATACTACTACGTCACACCAGTTACTTTTCGGTTTTGGCTCTCCCATTGTGCAATCGGTGTTATTTGATGGCTGCATGCTTGATATTGAAAAAGATGACTATGGTTTTGTTTGGTCTTGTCTCTCAAATGAAAATGGGGACTATTGCAAGGGGCTCTACAAACCCCGTTTTTCACAAGGGGTATCCCCGAACTGGCCGATGTGCGACTTGTCCGGAGCATCTGCAGAGCGCTGCATTTATCCTTATTGCCCTGAGGGGGAAGAGTGCGTTCCCTTACCACCTTCACCGCCCAGTGATTCCCCTGTTGATGGGCTGAGCAGCTCGTTTAAGTCTGCGTTCAATCAGGTCTATAAAAACCAATCAGAGATGGCTTCGACTCTCAATCATGTCAGTGGTCAGGTGTCCCACTCTCAAGATATGGTTCAGCTCAATACGAAGTTTCACGCGGATCGTGTTCTTGAGAGTGTCACCGCAGTCAACAATCGTTTGGGTGGGCAAATGGAGTATCTTGAGGAAATCCGCATTGATGTTTGGGATACGCAACGGGAGGTAAGAAAAGCCAAGGATGAGCTTTACTCTCGTGTTGCGGCTGTTTCATACGATGTGCTTTATAGCGAGCTTAATGTCCTTCGGGCGATTGATGAACTTAAAGACTCACTCGGTGGGACTGTCGTTCCGCCTAACCCAGACCAACCCAATCCCACGCCACCCGATAGCAGCAGCCCCAATTATACAGGGGCGCTTAATACCATCTCTAAAAAGCTCAATACCTTAGAGACGATTTCACAGCAACTCGACACCATGAACACGGCGCTATCAGGGCGCTGTAGTAACCCTGAACGCTGTCAGTTTCCGATACGAGAGGCCGAGACCGAGTTAGAAACGGCTCAGCAGAATTTAAAGCAGATGATCAACGAGAAAATCACCCAGTCGGCTTTGCATCAGTTCAAAGGCTCGGCGGCGGTGCCTTCGTTTTGCTCCTATGTCGAGGCGTTTGGTTACAACCTCTGTTTTGACTTCTCCCTCTTTTCTGAAAACCTGCACATCATCCGCATGATAGTGCTCGCGATGGCGTACATTCTGGCCGCCATGCTCATTTTGTTTAGGTGATGCTTATGATGGACACCCTTTATGACTGGCTAATTGATGGCTTTACGTGGCTTGTGATCAAGCTCGGTATTATGTGGATTGAGAGCAAGATTTTTGTTATCCAATTCTTCTGGGAGATGTCCCAGAAAGTGATTGATATGTTTACCATCTATCCGCTTATCCAACAGGCTATCGATATGCTGCCTCCTCAATACAGCGGCTTTCTGTTCTTTTTAGGGTTAGACCAAGCGCTGGCTATCGTGCTTCAGGCTTTGATGACCCGTTTTGCCCTGCGAGCGTTAAACCTATGAGTATCTTTATTCATCACGGCGCGCCAGGCTCTTATAAAACGTCAGGGGCATTATGGCTTCGTCTGCTGCCGGCGATTAAGTCAGGCCGTCACATCATCACGAATGTGCGAGGCTTAAACCTTGAACGCATGGCTAAGTACTTAAAAATGGATGTCTCGGACATCAGTATCGAGTTTATTGATACAGACCATCCTGACGGTCGCTTAACGATGGCGCGTTTTTGGCACTGGGCGAGAAAGGACGCGTTTCTCTTTATCGATGAATGTGGTCGCATCTGGCCGCCGAGACTGACGGTCACCAATTTAAAGGCGCTCGACACGCCGCCGGATTTGGTCGCAGAGGATAGGCCGGAGAGCTTTGAGGTGGCTTTTGACATGCATCGTCACCACGGCTGGGATATCTGCCTAACCACGCCTAACATTGCCAAAGTGCACAACATGATAAGAGAGGCGGCGGAGATAGGGTATCGCCACTTTAACCGCGCCACCGTGGGGCTAGGGGCAAAGTTTACCCTGACCACCCATGATGCAGCCAACTCTGGACAGATGGACTCGCACGCGCTGACACGCCAAGTCAAAAAAATTCCAAGTCCGATTTTTAAGATGTACGCAAGCACCACGACAGGCAAAGCACGCGACACGATGGCCGGAACGGCGCTGTGGAAAGACAGAAAGATCCTTTTCTTGTTCGGCATGGTTTTTTTGATGTTCTCTTATTCGTTTTACGGCTTACACGACAATCCAATTTTTACAGGGGGAAATGATGCAACTATCGAGTCAGAGCAATCCGAGCCTCAGTCAAAGGCTACTGTTGGGAATGCTGTCGGGAGCAAGGCGGTTGCTCCTGCGTCTTTTGGTTTTTGTATTGGTCGGCTTTGTGTCCAAGATGGTTTTGTCACTGTTGGTGATGAGCGTTATCGCCTCGTAGACAATTTGGACATTCCTTATCGTGGTCTATGGGCGACAGGTCATCACATTTACAAGGATACGCTTACAGTGTTTTTTGAAACCGAGAGTGGCAGCGTCCCAACAGAGCTGTTTGCATCGAGCTACCGCTACAAGGTGCTACCGTTACCGGATTTCAATCACTTTGTGGTGTTCGATACCTTTGCAGCGCAAGCGCTGTGGGTAGAAGTGAAACGGGGTTTACCGATAAAAACAGAAAATGATAAAAAAGGACTAAATAGTATATTTTGATTTTTGATTTTTGATTTTTGATTTTTGATTTCAAATAATACAAATTTATTTACTTAT